TGTCATCAAACCCAAGATCTTCGACTTTCTTCTTCGTCTTCACTACTTTAAGGATGTTCTTTCCGTAAACTTCCTTGAAGTAAAGCCTGGCTGAATAGCAGGGAACTCTGTAATACATGAGATTGTCCATCGCAGCGATGCATACAATCTCCTTGCCGTCAATATTCAGGAAGAACTTCCGTTCTCCTTTCTTTGGAGCCATTCTCATAGGTATTGGTGCGAGAGATGGGATTTGAACCCATACGCATTAAGCAGCGGATTTTAAGTCCGCAACGTCTACCGATTCCGTCACTCTCGCTTAAAGATTATTCATTGAGGATTTCATCAGACGAATCTTCTTTGTCGTCACCTTCAAGATACTCGTCATCATTGATAAAGTCTTCGTATTCGTAGGATTCGTAGATCTCAATCATTTGTTCAAAGATTTCGTCCATGATTTTCTCCATTATAGATAAAAATAAACCCCTTAATCGAGGGATTAAGGGGTATCGAGAATAGGGACACTTAACCGCCAGTGAGAGGAGTTCTTGGAAGGCACAAGGGACTTTCCTTGCATGTGGAGAATACCTGGAGATAGAAGGGGTATTCTCCGCCTTGTCTCTTAGGCGCCAGGGAGGAAGCCAGCTATAAACCTAAGAGAGATATTTAATTTTTTAAGAGATCTCCCAACCAAGACACGTTAATAAACCTTGTATGCTGACTAACAAGGGCTGACCCAATCAAACAATATTAGCATTAAGGTCTTGGTTGTTTGGACCGACAAGCCAGGAGATCCCTTAAAAAATTCCCCTCTTGCGAGGGGAAATCTTCATTTTTAGGAGAACATCAAATGGAGCATTTAAATGATATTCTCCTAATGGTTTAATGTCAAGCCTGCTTAATCCCTGCAAAGAGACTCACACGCTTGGGAGCTGCGATTGCAGGCTCCTCAATTGCCTGGGATTCCCCGTCGCTAACAGGTTCAGGCTCAGACACCCTCTCAGTGACACGAGAAGGGGTCTCAGAGGCTTCTCCCCGCACGATGGATACATCTGCAGTAAAGCCAGCAGAACCTCTCGTAGCGGCCATTTCAACGCGGAATTCCATGCCTTCTGGAAGGTTGATGACATTCTTCAGATAATCAATGATTGCGCTTTCGATCTCATTCTGGGTGAGACTGATCTTCATTTTCTGTTTCTCCAATAATATCTACTGTAATGTAGGAATAACCTTTGTCGCTCTTGTTTCCTGCCGTGTAACTCACATACTCAACTATGGTGCAATTGTCATCCTCAATGATTCCTGCCCGAACCAATGCATCACAAAAGAACTTGTCTGCTATGGAACAGACATTGGCTACATCGAAAAGTCTCTTTGTTTTTGGATGAACAATGTATTTGAGAAAGACTTTCTTTAACTTCGGAATATCTTTCAATTGTTCCTGAACCAAGGAAGAAAAGTTCTTCTTCATTTGATTCAGGAGATAGTAGTGAGTATTGCGATAGATGTTCAGGTTCAGGGCGTATTTACGCTTCTGAACCTGGACACAGGCAGGAAATTCAATCCTGCCTTCGTACATCACGAGAACAGGCTCTTCTTGGGAGCAGCTGCAGCAGCAGGCTTCTTGGGAGCGCCAGCAGTTCCAGCAGCACCCTTGGAACGGTTGACGGTTACACCAGCATGCTTCTTGACCCACTTGTCATAGAAGATTGCTTCCTTCTTGCCGTCCTTGGCTTCGTTCACGGTCATGTGAGTCTCAGCGTGGAAGACCTTGTTGATCGTGTTCTGCTCACGGGTTTCGCCAGAGGGAACATAGGAATCACCGGACTTCACGTTCTTGTCCACAATTTCCTTGAGAATGCCAAGGCAAACCCTGGATCCAAGGACATCGGTGACCATCGGAACTTCTTTCGGGAGTTCCTGCTTGGTTTCGAAGTCGTAGACCTTGACCACCTTGGTTTCGGTTTCAAGCTCGCACAGCTCCTTGCCGATTGCGCAAAGACAGAGATCGTTGATGATCGTGAAGCCAGGCAGAGGAACCTTCTTACCGGTCTTTGCAGACGTGAAGAAGTTCTCCTTGTTCTTGTTGGTGATGTAGATGGTTTCGCGGTATTCACGTCCTTCCACATCCGCAACGAGGTTAAGAGCCATTGCTCCGGAAGCACTGGTTGTCACATACAGTGCTTTGATTTCAGCGTCATAAGCGCCAGATTCGAGAGGGGAATAACCACCGAGGGTATCAGTCTGGGTCTCAAGACCCTTGCTGGAAAGGTTAGAGAAAATGCTCATTTTACTTAGTCCTTATAAAAATTAATCAAATGATCCAGAAGGATCTGAGCGTCATTGTCCATCCAGGTTTCATTAGGTTTGAATAATCCCATGGGACTACGGATTCGTTCTCCCACTGTGTCCTTTGTCAACCTGGTCTGGAACACATACTTGTACCCAAGCGCATCTTCCTCTGGTTCAATATGAAGAAGATCGCTCTTGAACTCTTTAAGCTGCTTCAGGGGTACTTTCTTTGCAGCTACCACACAGGAGAAGTAAGCTTCAACTCCTTGACCTTTCAATGCTCCTTTGATGGGAACTGAAGATTCATATTCTCCCGTCCCTTCATTTAGCATCTTCAAGGTATGGGCGATGAAGATCACAGGTTTTCCGATCTTGATGACCTTGTCCTGCAGAAGGGATTTGAAGAACTGATTATAGTCGCTCCAAGCCTTCATTGTATTGGTTGAAGTCAACACATACTGTGTTTCGTACATATCCATCAAGAAGGTTAAGGAGTCCACAATAACCCCCTCTATTTCAGGATTAGAGGTGGCATGGTCAAATGCCTCCAATACCTGAAGAGGATCTTCGATCCTGTAGGTTTTGAAGTGGTTCTTGAAGGGAAGTCTTTTGCCTGCTTCAGTGTTGAGGTACATCCACTTCTCCTGGTTCCTGAGGTTCCTCAGAGAAGCGGATTTCCCTGTGGCACTCTGACCGGCAATTAAAATCAATTGGTCATTTGTGTCATTCATTGATTACACCTTTTAGCTACAGTGACAAGAATAGTATTTTCGATCTCTTCCTCAGGGAGACCATTGCTTAACTGCTTGTTGAACTTCTTGACCTTCGCACAGATTTCGTCAAAGGACATTCCGTTGTCAACCAGGATCAATGCATACCTGATCATCAGGTTGTTCCTGTTCCCGTTGACCATCAGTCCAGCGAACCAACGTTCAAGAGCATCAAGGTTCTCAACCTTTTGAGCCTCTTTCTTGAAGGTTTCGTTCCTACTGGTCTTTGGAATGAAGGGCAATGCATCCAGAAGCTTTCCCTGGTTCCTGAAGATCTGCCCTGGATTGGATAACCATTTCTTGGCTGGCTGGTTCACGGACTCATCCACTTCGAATGGAAGCCATTTGAGGATGTTGTTCATGAACTCCTTGTATTCTTCAGGCATGAGATCCAGTTCATAGTTCAGCGGAAGCAAAACTCTGAACCGATCTTCTCCTTCGACCTGGTGTCTCTTAGTCGTATAAATCAAGTATTCATACTCTTTAAGCAGGTCTTGTACTGAAGTCAGCTTGATTCCATGGTCAACATCCAGCACTACAAGATTGAATCTTGTAAGAGCACATTCGTTGCATCTGTGTCCTCCAGTGAACCAGTGGTTGCACCAATGAATTCCAGGAGTCAGGACAAGTTTGTCGAATTGATCCCAAGGAGCTTTCTCATTTCCGTAATTGAATGCAAAGCATTCAGACGGATTGGAAACCTGTGATTCATCCGAATAGGAAATGATGATTTCATTCAGATTGGTTTCCTTCAGGGATTCGCCTTTGAAGAATTCGATTCCGTCCACAAAGCTTTTCTTGATGATGATGTGGTTCTTGTAACCCCATCCCATCGCCAGGGACATCATTTCATTCCTCGCTGCGATTCCTGATTTGTAGAAGGGAAGAGCTTCTGTCAGGTCAGCATGAGTGACTTCCGTATCACACTGGGCAATGTACTTCGCCAGTTTCATGTAGGTTTTCTCTCTGGTGAGGATTGCAGAGAATGCTTGTCCTGATTCCTCAACCAGCTTGATTGCCTGCATGAGATGTTCCATCGTTACTTCAAGGCTTTCATCAACAAATGCCAATGCTCCAGCCAGTTTCAAAGCCTTGAAGTACCTGTGGGCAATTTCTGCCTTCTTGATTCCTTCATGCTCTGCAAGACTGTCTGCAAGCTTCTCGCATTCGCATTTGTATTCGATGAGCTTGATGGATGTCGCATCCGCAATATCCATCTTCCAGTTGTACTTGGCTGGATCAGCCAACCTTGTGAAAATGGAAGACCATTTGTGGATGATTGCATCGTTCGTCGGAGACGTCAGCTTCGCAAAGATCTCAGCAGGAGTCATTGAATAAGAAGCTTTCTGGCTCTGCTTTCCAATGCCGAACAGACACCTTCTCGCATAGCCAATCTCAAGGAACGAATAAAATTCATCCTCAGTGGATCCTCCGTCAAACAGCTTGACCGGAGAACCAAAGAGAAGCATGTTGGTCGGAGTCTTCCCGTCCCTGTCTTCTCCTCGGGTATTGTCCACTGTGTTCTTGATCAGCTTCTGCTTTACCTGTCCTTGGTCATACAGCTCAAGGAAAGTATTCAGGACATCTGTGGCTCCAATCAGATTGGATCCAATCTCATCAATCTGAAGATTGATTGCTCCGCAGTCTGCCATAATCAGCTTCTCACGAAGCTGCTTGACAGCAGGAGTAGTTCCTGAATCGAAGGTGAACGGATAAGAGCCAAGCTTCTTGTACTCGGCTTCCAATGCATCCCTTTCGGTTGCTTCGTCAGTGTTGTTCCTGATTGCTCTGTCCTGAGCCATCAGATCCATGTGCTGTGAAGAAACTTGGGGCATTGTCTCTTCAAGAAACCTTCTCTTGAAACCTGCAATGAACTTATTCTCCATCAGGGAGATCGAATGTCCTTTTCCATACCCTGAAGTTGCCAGATTCAGGGCATAGATATTGACAGGAACTTCTCCCCGATCCTTTGTCTGGATCGATGCTCTCATTGAGGCTGCGAGCTTTCCAAGGAAATAAGCGATCTCTACCTTGAAGAAACCTCTGTCTGTGTTCTGTGTTTTATTGCATAAGACATCACAGATCTCCTCAATGACAGGAGCACTTTGCACATTCTCAAGATTCATGCATCCTCTTATATTGAGAGCAGATGCCAGAAGCAGAGCAGTAGTTGCATCTCCGTGCTTCACCTGGAACCACTTTGATGACTCCCAGTCCTTTCTTCTGGATCATCTGGAATTGATGGGCTTCCGCCCAAGAGTCAAAATTTTTTGTTGCTCTCGTAGCAGAAGGGTTCGTGTAATACTTGTATTTGGTCGGAGTTCTCCAGAGTTCTTCATCCGTGCAGTCAGGGATGTTTTCCTCTGGCTCGTTCAAATACTTGTTGATCAGTTTAAGCTTGTGATGAAGCCAATTCTCAGTTTCTGCAATGCTTAACAAAGGAATATCCTTGTACATTGCTCGATGCTGGGGATAGGTTTCATCCTTGATGGCTTGAAGCTTTGACCAATCCGTAAAGACAAAATTGATCCTGATGTAATCTTCAGTGATTTTTTCCGGGTTTAGCCAACGGTACAAAGATCCTTGAAGCTTGTAATCCAGATCAGAAGAACCAGTTTGCCATTTGAAGGCTGTGGTGGACTTGTTGTCATGCAGAAGACCATCTGCAATGAAATCGAACTTGCCACCGATTTTCCATCCTTCAAATTCCTTGACAGCTCTCTGTTCCAGGTAAACAGGAATATCTCCTTCATTTACCTTTTCAGGATTGATCTTGAACTGGTCAATGACTTTCTCTTCATAGCCAAGAAGAGCCAAGTTTCTCTTGTAGTTCTTGGTCCAAGCCTTTTCGATGGAATCGTGAATGCTTGTTCCCATGGCTCTGCTGAGGAAATCCTCTACATCTTGGGAAACAGTATCCATATCCACTCGCCTAGACAGAATGATTTGTCTTACAGGCTTCAGCAGAGTGGTCACTGAAATATATTTCGGATCATCCACATAATCGTAAGAATCATTAACTGCCCAGACTGCAAGGGTCATGGGCACTGAACTCATGTTCGTAATAACCAAATCTTTCTCCTCCTCAGACTAAAAACCCCAGGATTTCTCCTGGGGCTTTAACCAAGAGAGAACCTTTAATTAGGCTTCTCTTCCTTGTCCTTTGGTTCAAGGTTCCACATTTCCTCGGTCATCTTCCCTAAGCAGGAAATGCTGAGGATAGTCACCCGTTCCACAGACTTGACGATTTCCTTGTCTGCTGCCTCAATAAACTTGCGGGCAATATACTTGTGAAGGTTGATGACCTGAGCCTTGTTGATCAGGTTGGATTCCAGCTGAACAACATT